TTATTTACCTTTCGGTTTGTTAGCTTGAGTTTCTTTGTTATCCATATCCATCTGGTCTTTGGCTATTTTGGAGCCAATTTCCAATCCTTTAATTTCCATCTCACCCTCAAATCTTGCTTTCTCCGCAGCGACTTTTGCACCGACCTGCATACCAGCAATTTCCTTCTGGGCTTCGATACGTTCTCTTTCTAGCTCGATCTCATCTGCTTTGGCAGTTGCATCCATAGCTAGCTTCTTCTCTTTCAGTTCTACTTCCTTAGCTTTGAGTTGCAACTCCTGCTGCTGCATTTGAACTAACGGGTCTTGGGCCGCCTGTTGCGCCTGCGCTTGTGCAGCTTCCGCTTGACTCTTCTGTAGCAGTTTTTGTCCTGCCATAGCCATCATGCGGGATACTTCTACTTCCATATCTTTCGGCAACTCTTTGTCCATCTCTGGCAAAGGAATACCCAATTGCTCTTCAATTTGTTTGCGGTATTCAAAAGCAACGTGTTCGTTGATGTGAGCCATCATTGCGGCACCTATCATTTGGGCTTTTGGGTTCTGACCTACCATTTGCATGATCTTTGGATCTTGCATAGCTGACTGGTGGACTTGAATGTGCGCTTGGTGATCCTGATAGATGAACGCCTTAACTGGCTTGCCATTAAGGATGTTCATGTTCTCTTGCACAGGATCTCTTGGCTTCTGGTCTTCCGAGTTTGGCACTAGCTTGCCAATATTCTTAATGCCTAAGACCTCCAACATCTGGCGGTTTAGCTCTACTAAGTCATATATCTGTGGATTGGCCTGCGCCATTTGCATGACAGCCTGATACTGGACAACCTTCTGCGCCATAGTTGCAGCATTTGGATCAGAGACTGGAATTACATCCACTTTGTCGTAGTCAGATTTCTTAGCACGACGCGAACCTTCTACCGGCTCGTAGTCATACTCGTCCGGTGTGTAGTCAGCAATGATTTCCTTCAACAACTTCAGCTCTTGCTTCATCGCGTAGTGAACACGCGCCTGAACTGCTGACATTACCTTGAGTGTTCTCTCCAAAATAGCCAGTGTTGTACCAACTGGAGAATTGGACGACATATCTGCAATTTTTAGATCTGCCGCGCCAGCAAATCGGCGTCCTTCTTCGACGATCTGGTTCATCAACGCTAAGAGGACTTGGCTTGGCTCTTTATAGGGGAGGGGGAGGATGTTGTCTCTAATGGTTCCAGACGCGACGTCCACATCGCGGAATTCGCCGGGAGAAATTGGAGTGTCATCTCCCTTGACCCGCATTCCCTTAGTCTTGAGACCCCCAGGAAGGTTCGATAAAGTGCCAGCATCAACAAGCTGCCTAATAATAGAAGTACCAGACTTAGCAAAAGCACCGATAAGATGGATAAGGCCAAAGGCATAGAAGCCAAAGCCTGGTATATATGGGTAGTGAACAAAGTGATTCCTCTTCTGGCAGGTTTCATCATCAGGATGCCAGTTCCTTTTGATAGCTAAAATCTCTTGAGAAGTTTTTTCGATAGTTACAATGTATGGAAGACCAATACCAGTCTTCTTACCCTTCTCGTCTTTGTCCTCATAGCCAGGCAGATCAAGATATACCTGCATCTCCAGCAATTTGTACCTATCGTCCGACGTAGCACGGAAACCCATACGCTCCGCAATCTTCTTCTCTACATCGTCTAGCGTATTCTGTGGTTCTGGTAGGTCTATATCCTTATAGAAGCCAGCAACCATCAACCTACGCAGTTCATTCTTGGTTTTGCGCATGACATGGGTCATACGGTTAGCTGTTTCCAAGTTAGATGCGCCATAAGGAACGACTACATCTTCGGCTGGGATGAACAAAGCTACCTGTCTATTAAGACTAGGATCAAAGTAGACCTTCTTAAACGCATTACCTGAAAGACCTAGACCCCATGCCATACGTTCGTGTTCTGGACGGTACTCAACCATGACTTCGGTGAGCTGATAGTTCATGTCGTCTTGCACACGTTCAGCAGCGTCTTTCTTTTCAGGTGTTTCCTTACCAATAATCTTAGTTTTAACTGGCCCCGCAGCTGGGAATGTCTCCATAACCGTCTCGGCTTGGAATTTGACAAGAGCCTCAGATAGCAGCGGATGATAAACGCCACATGCACCTTCCCATGGTTCTGATCGTTCTTCAATTTTCATCCCCAATAGTTCTAATCCGTCCACGTAGGTCTGCATCCAGTCTTTGCGGGCGTCGATATCGTCATCAAAGTCAGACAACAAGTCCCCAGCCAGCTCTTGAAGCTCGTTATCTTCCATTAACTCCGCTAGGTTGACGTTAAAATCATCGTCTTCTTCCTTACCCGGCTCGATCTCAATCTCTAAGTCCCCAAGTCCTATAGATACAGACTCTGGATCTTCAATCTCAATCTCAATATCTGGTTCGGCTTCAGTGCTACCCATGCCTAAAGGTGCCTGATAGAGAGATTTGTCAAAATTTGTCGCCATGATAGTCCTTAGTAGTAAACGCGCTTACGACGGAATTCGATTGGATCGTCTTCTTCGTCGGAATTAAGCCGCAAAAATCCGCCCTGCCGAAATCGCATCAATGCCTGTACCGTACTATCCACCAAGTCATCGTGTTCTGCGTTCGGAAACCTTGCCATCTCCTCGATAACCTCGTCTGCCCAACGGGTTTCGGGTGCCCACACTTTACCGGATGAGAATAAGTCCGTCACGCTGTTCAAACGCACGAACTTATCGTTGCCACGGGTTGGCGTGTAGTCCTGAACGTACACACCCATCCTTCGTAATTCAAATATTAACGGCGCGCCAGCAGCTTTAGCCTCAATAATGCAGGAGTCTGGTTCCCATTCGTCGTACATTTCCTTGGCCTTAGCCTTTAGCTCTGGAAACTCCAGCTTATCTTTCCACGCATCGAGCAAAATGATGTTTACATCACTCTCATTCTCGTCTTTGTGGAACACACCCCATGTTGTACACGCAGAATAGTCAGCCCGCTGACTCTTTGTGAACGCAGTATCCCAACTTTGAATGATAAATTCACATGCAGGCGCTCTATCTGACTCCCAACGCTGCCACCAATCCCGTTTAACTAGCGCACCTTCTTCGCCTGTAGGCTGTTGTTGGTACTGGGCGTTCCATTTATAAGGAGGTAGTTCTTCTTTTAACGCTTCTAGTTCAACCAGAGGCCAGAATTCAGGCCACAGACTGTTCCCAGATGGAAGAATTGCCGGTAGTTCTATAACTTCCCAGTCGGTTGCGTCGCTCTTTAACACCTTTCCGGTTAGATCTTTATCCGACCAGCGGGTCATAACGATAATAATTGCACCACCTGGCTGAAGTCGTTGACGCGGGCCAGAGGTATACCACTCATAAACATTATCAAAGACGCCCGGATCACCTTGCGCCAGCTTGGCTTCTTGTTCCGAGTGAGGATCGTCTATTATTAGAAGATCAGCACCCTTACCAGTAACAGTACCGCCAACACCGATAGCGAAATAATCCCCACCGTGGCTAGTAGCCCAACGTCCCGCCGCCTTGGAATCCGCACGGAGACCAACGCCTGGGAAGATTTTTGAATACTGTTCGCTGTCAACTAAGTTCCTAACCTTCCTACCAAACCCAACAGCCAGTTCAGCCGTGTTAGATGTCTGGATAACCTTCTTGTCTGGGTACTTCCCTAAGAACCAGCTAGGTAACAAGAAGCTGGCAAACTCTGATTTGGTGTGACGCGGCGGCATGTTGATGATCAGTCTCTTCAACTTCCCCGCAGCTATCTCTTCAAACTTCTTAGCCATAAGAGCATGGTGTCTGCCATGAATAAACCCAGGCCACATTTCATGCACGAAAGCCATAAACGACTTCTGCGCTTTCTCCCGCGTGACAGCATCCTTATACTGGCTTACCTGCTCCAGTAGTTTCTCCTGCTCGTTCGCCGGCAGCTTGCTTATCAGTTCACTTAAGTCCACGGACTATTAGCCTCTGCTCGTAATCTAGCTATAGATAAAGATTCCTGCCTGATAGTCTTATCTAATCGGTTCTGTATTTTCGATAGCGTAGGGTAAATACTCACAGGACGGTAATACCGCCTTCCACCATGAGAATCTTTATATACGGTGTACAGAAGCCTAAACGCCTCTAGTAGTAACTGTTCGTCTTTATTCACTCCAAGTCTCCCGTACAAATTCTTCTTTTTTCTTCAGCCCGCCAGGCCAGCTAGATAAAGTATAAGAGTCCCGCAATTGAATCAGTATCTCTATAGCACGATCTATCTCCACAACCTTCTTTTGAAGATTGTCTTGCCATAGTTCAAATATCTCTTTGTCCGTCATTCCAGTGTCCTAAAGTTTATATATACCGGACGCACACTTCTGCCCGCTCCTTTAACCTTCTTCAGCACGCCGATCTTCACAAGCCGGTCTATGATCTCCGCAGTATTCCCCATACCAGCCTTTCCACGGACATTACATATATCCCGTATAGACGGCCCAAACCCATACTTCTTCCACCACTCATCTATACACAAGAACACCTCTCTCTGAGCTGGCGTCATATCCTTCTCCACACATTCCTGAAACGACATCTCCCTACGTCGAGCCGTCATGTTCCTATTTATAAGTAGCATCTGGAAATCTTTCCACTCTTAAGAAGTTACTTTAACTTTGGAAACTCTTCCACTCTTAAGACTTTACTTTAAGTGTGGAAACTCTTCCAGTAGCATC